TGCACCGAGCCAGCTTGTGATATGCTCCATGCGCTCTTTGCCCTTTGCGCCGAGCGCTTCGGCCTGCTCTCTGAGAGCCGCGTCGATGCTCTGGCTTTCAGCGAGGTCCATCTGCACGCCGAGCGCAATCAAGCCTTCGAACTGCGGCTGGGTGAAGCCGTTGGCGTGCGCATAATCGCGAGCAAAGGCGATACGCGGGTCGTTCTCGTTGATCGGGCTTTCGCCTTCCTTGATCTCAAGTCCCTCGATCTTGAATTCCGGCGGCAGCGCGACCTTGTAACCGTCCTTCTCGGCCGGCACCTGGGCCGCGCGGGAATCCTGCTCGGATTTAAGCGCAACGAGCGCGTTCAGATCGTCAGACTTGAAGCCTTTTTCGGCGTCCCAGAAAGATTCGGGAATGTAATCTGGGCGGACTGGCTTCTGGTCTTGGCTGTTGCCGCCGTCCCCGCCTTCGCCGGACCCGTTACCGCCTTGACCATTATCGCCGCCGGCATTTCCACCGTCACCACCGGAACCGCCGCCATCCGGCGGGGCAAGCGTAATGCGCGGGCCGATGCCCGAGAACACGAACGAGCCGGGGCTACCGCCCGCGACCGGACGGCCCATGCCGTCTGCTTTTTCGTGCTCCAACTCGTGACGCATTTCGCCGCTCTTGCTCGCTGTCGCCTGATTCTTGTCCATCGCTTTTGTCTGCCTCTGCCATCGCAATCAGATTGGCAGCGAATTTGCGGCGTTCATCGTGACGGTGCAAAGCACAGGTATCTTCCGACGTTTTCACGTCGCGAATGACGGCATCGAGGAAGTCGAAAAACGGTTCGGCCTCGCGCTGGCGAAGCATCCACCGAAGCGAAGCCTTTAACTCTTCCTTGTCGGAAAACTGCATCAAACTACCCCAGCTTCAGCCGCAGCACCGAGAATGCCGGTGACGAGTTCGCGCGTCTGTTCTTCGTCCCGCATGACGACAACCTCGTCCTTGGCGAGGTCCTTCATCTTAGCGATGGTGGCATGCTCATCGATCGCAGCCGCAGCAGTTTCAGGGAAATAGCTCTTAGCGAGCGAAAGAACCTGAATGCCGGTCTGAAGCTTCTGGTTATTCGCTGCCTGGGTGGCTGGGTTGTTCGGTATGAGAGCCAGCGTCTGGCCGTCGAACTCGATATCGTCTATTTTGCCATCCTTCTTCAGCAGCCATTCGAAACGCCGATAGACCTCATACGGCCCCTCGCGCCAGAACTTCTTGCCCGGGGTGCCGATCCGGCGCTGCGACTTCACCATCTCGTCGATCCACTGTGTAGCGGTCGGCGGGGTGTCGCCCTTTTGCTCGGGATAGTCGGCGAAATGCTTACGGCGGATTCGGCGCTCTAAGTCCTGAGCGGTGTAGAAACCAAGATCAGGATCACCCTCGAAATACAGCTTTGCGATGTCCCGGCCGGAACCGGGGCGCATCGGGTAGGCTTTGCCAGACTCCAGCCCACCTTCGAAATCGGTGACACCATCATCGGGATAACCGATTGGCGGCGCGACAGCGATATCGACACGATCCTGTGTTGCCGCTGTAATGACATCGAGGACGCGATAGTCTTGCAGCGCCTTGATCGACGGGCCAAAACCCCAAGCGAAATCGTTGTCCGGCGAGAAACGGGCAATGATGAGCGGCAAGCAGCCCTCGCCTTCCAGCGTCTGTTCGTGCACCGCGAGCTTGTCGACGAGAAGAACATGCTTCCATGTATCGCCTTCAGGCTCCGACCAGTCGCGCCAGAAGCACCAGACGATTTCAATCCAGCCGTTTCTGTTGGAGTCGATTTTGCGCTGCACCGACGACGGCAGATGAACTTCAGGAATGACGGATTTGACCTTCGAGGCTTTTACCCACCTGACGCGGAACCGGTCACCAATCGATCCATCAGCCTCGACATTGAATTCCAGTTCTTTGTACGGCACGCCGGCAACGGACACAGGCTTCGTGTTGAACCGCTTTTCGATCCACCACGCAACCGTGCCAACAGAGGCGTGCGGATCGAGGGAGGTTCCCAGCTCTGCTTCAAAGTTCGAGGCCCGGATCGCCGAGAAAATCAGCGCATTGCGATCTTTCGCCTGCTTCTTCAGATCGGCCTTGTCGGCTTCCTCATAATCGACGAGCGCAGACTCATCCAGCGAGGACTCCACCCATTCTGTGCCTTCCGGGAAAAATGCAGAAACAACCTCTGTCGCAAAATCTTCGGAAACTTCCGCGCCAATACCGGTTGCAAGCTCTTCCTCGCTTTCATCGCGCCGCCTGGTCGAGCGGCTTTTCGACTCCACATCCCAGCACAGGCGCGTGCGGGTGAAAAACAGGGCTTCCTGAATATCTTTCCGCGCTTCCGTCTTCTGGGCGCGCGCATCCGAAAGTCGAGCGCAGGCGTCTTTGCCCACGCTCTCATCCGGGAAACTGGCGTTTTCCTGTTTTTTGTCAGCCACGCCGAACCCCTTTTAGCGGTTGTATCCGCGCTGGATCGCATCGTAGAGCGGGCTTCTGTAGCTGCCCTTGGTGCCTCCGCTCGCCGCAGGTGTGGAGCCGCCGGTCACCACGGATGTTAGCGACTGCCGAGCGCCGAACCGGCGCAGCGCGGAATCGGTGTCAGACGAAAGACGCTGCTGAATCGTCGTGACCTTCTCCTGCGCCGCCGCTTCCTGCTGCCGCTTCAGTTCCGGGTCTTCGGGCGTTTTCACTTTCATGTCGTTCACCAATAATCTCGCCACCGTTGGCAAGACATTGCCGGAACAAGGCATCTGGCCGCAAAGCACAGGACTTCAGCCCTATGATGTGGGCGACCGCCGGGACGCACCACCATCCAGACCGCAAATTGACTTCTGCCTCCCGCCCGATAGGCCGCGCCATGCGAACGACCGTGCCAGAGCTGGAATAGTGTCCGATCAGTGCATTGGCCTCATGATCGTTGACGACACTGATCCGAGCACGATCCAGATAGAAATCATAGAACACCCACGAATAGGCGCGTTCGACATAGCCGAAACAGGACACATGCTTGAACCGGCCGCGGGCAAGCCAGCGAATCCACCACTTATCGCTTTCCTCGGTGAACACGACGAACCAGTCTTTCGGCTCACATTCAGACAGGCGGACAGCGCCGCTTTCATATTCAGAACCCACCGCGCCGCCTCGATTTCTTTTGAGGTTTGATATCCACCGGTTCTTTCCGGCCTGTTCGATCGCGCCCGGAAACGACGCGACCCTCGCCCGCGCCCAGCACCATGTATTGGCAGGCGTCGGCAATGTCGGAATATCGGTCTTTTTCCGGGGTTTCCTTGTGCCGCGACGTGCCTTTGATGCGGGCAAAGTGATAGCCGCCGGCCATCGCAACCTTCAACGTGCGGCAGTTCGAGCCACAGACCAGCAAACGGGGCATACCGTTCACCATCGTGATCATCGCATACTCGACAGCCTCGATACGCGTCTGAATATGGTTGTTCTTCACCGGTGCGGGCCGGACTGGCATGCCGTGGTTGCGGAAAATGTCATATGCGGTGTGTTCGTCGGCCTGAGTGCCGTCATCACCCTTCGGATCGCCAAAAAACTCGACCGAATAGCCGTTTTGCTCTCGTTCCCGGCTCGAAACGTGCCAATCACCGAGCCGCCGGTCCAACAATTGCTTGACCAGAGGCGCGAAAATCGATGCACCGGCATCGCGCGCGGTCAATTCCGCGAAAATCCGCCACCGATTGTTGACGAGCTGGCCGACAACACAGGCAGGATTGCGCCCGAAGTCCAGACCGACGTAAACCGGCCACCCCGGCACCGGCTCCAAAGGCGTTTTCGACACATGTGCGTCTTCGCTGAACTGCTGCCAGACCGCCTTGCCGTCGACATAGACCGTGATCTTGTTCAGCACGCGGCTGTCGATCCACTGTTTCGTCTTACCCTTGATCTTTTCGGCGTAATATCCGGGCTTCAGCCACTTCGTGTTCTCGGCCAGCGGGTTCATCTTGTACCCGACCAGCGAACCTGACGCGTCCTTGATCTCAATCATGGCCGGCGGCTGGACGTGATAGCCCCAATTGTCCGGTTTTCGATATGACAACCGCTCTTCTTCCGTCCAATCGTCCGGCAGCGGGACCTCGCCCATCATCAGCGGAATGAAATGATCTTCGCGCGGGGCATTCATGTCGGCAATCACGCCGTCCCACGTCGCACCGCCGT